TTTTATTCAGTGCTGTGATTACTTTAAGGAAGATTATTCAGCAATAATTAATGCTTGTAAAACTACTGGCTACTTAAGAGTTAAAGTTAGTGTGCCTATGACTAAAGATGAAGAGTATAGGAACGCTGGTATTAAAGAAACAGACGCTAAGAAATAGAAAGGAGGAAGTATGGACCAAGATCAATTCGATCTTGCAATAGATGGTACCGTATCTGAGTTTAAAAAGTTTCACGAAGAGAATCCTCAGGTATACAAACTGTTTGTAAAGTTTACACATCTTGCAATAGGATCAGGTCATAACCGTTTATCATCTGAAATGATTATCAATAGGATCAGGTGGGAAACGGAAGTAGAAACAAACGATCCTTGTTACAAGATTAACAATGATTACAAACCATTCTATGCTCGTATGTTTATGGCTGAACATCCGCAATATGAACACTTCTTTAATATAAGAGGTAGCCACGCAGACGAAATAGATTGGAAAGAATATGTTGTACAAACAAATAATACAGGAGCTTAAATACCATAGACAAAGGTTAGGTATAGGTACTCAAGTTCTTGCACAAAAGATTGGAGTAGCTGACTCATTGGTTACTAAATGGGAAAGCTATTCCAAAATTCCTAACGGTACAAACCTAGTCAACTGGATCAATGCACTAGGATTTAATATTAATTTGTATCAATACAAAAAAGCAATCGATAGAAAATACATTCCAAATCCTAAAGATGTGGAGTGGATTAACAATACATATGGAAAGGAGGTTGACATTGAATACGAAACAGCACAGTTCATCGATTATTACACCGCAAATGGAGGCATTAAAGAAGACTGGGATGCTTGTTTCAGAAACTGGATCAGAAGAAGTATCAAGTTCAGAAACATTAGAAGAGAAACTAAAAAGGGCAACTCTATCTACGATCCCGCAAGCATTCAAGAAAGACGCAAACGAATCCTTGATGTTGCGGGTATACGAGATACGGTACAAGATGGGAAGAGAGGATTCATTCCCTATAGAAAAAAAGATTGATAAAGATGTACCGAATCTTGTCAATCAAATGGCAATTAAAATTACACCTTGTACTAGGCAAGATGTTGCAGTTGCATTAGAAACTATTGCCTCTACCTTTTGTATTAATATTCCTGACAAAGTAGGGTTAGATCAATACTTCCAAATCCTATTAAAATATCCTGCTTTTCTTCTTAGAGATTGCATTGATGATATTATAAAAACTTTCCCGTACCCACGATTACCGATACCGAAAGAATTTGTTGATAGACTTGAACCACCTTATAAATTTCATTTAGGTTGGCTGCGAGAATTAACAAAAACATTTTATAGACTTGAAATCTATAAACAGAAAGCGTATATAAATAGAACAAAGGAGGATTAAACTATGAATACGACTGAAGTAAAAAAGACTCCTAAAGTAGAGCATCTCCGTATCAACAGACATATGGGGATTGGAGGATCAGACGCTACTCGAATTATGAGAGGCGACTGGCATACTCTATGGTTGGAGAAGACAGAAAAGCAAAAACCTGAAGACTTATCAAGAGTCTTACCAGTACAACTTGGTCTTTATACTGAGCCAGTTAATAAACAATGGCTTGAGTATGAGTTAAATAAAAAAGTTACCGATCACCCTGAACTATACCAAAAGAAAGATTTTATGTTTGCTCATTACGATGGTTGGATTGAGCAAGATAAAATTATAGTTGAATGTAAACATACCAATTCTAACAATACACTAGATAACGTAATCAGTACCTATATGCCACAAGTGCAGCATTACTTAATGGTAAGTGAAACACCTTACATTTATTTGTCTGTTATCTTTGGCAATAACCGTCACGAATATTGTAAAGTAGATGCAGACAAAGAGTATCAAACAAAACTTTATGATATTGAAAAATCTTTTTGGGGTTATGTTAAAGACAATAAACCACCCGAACAGTTGGACCAATTAACCGATCAATTACCTAAACTAGCTGGAAGAATTAAAATCAACGATATGATTACTATTGATTTTGATGAAACTAGAGATAACGAGTTTATGTCATTAGCTAAAGAATGGCACGAAACTAAACAACCAGCTACTAAACATAAAGCGATAGGTCAAGTGCTTAAAGCAAAGGTACCTGACAACTGTCGTAAAGCAACTGGTTCTGGCATTCTAATTAATAGAAATAAAGCTGGAACTTTATCCATTAAAGAAACTAAAGGAGGTAAACCTAATGGCTAAACCACTCGACAAAAGAGTAACTGCAATACTTAAAGGACTAGGACTTACAAAGGAAGAATCTTTGTGGGACTGCCACGGGACTTGGGTAATGTATCACAGATACATTGAGATCGCTGGTGTTAAGAAAAAAATTAGCATCGATGATCTTTCTGAAATAGAAACTAATTCTGAAAAAGGAATAGTTGTTATTAAATGTAAAGCATCACTCGATAAAATGAAAGTAATTACTTATGGAGAAGCAAGCCCCAAGAATACTAGGAATGCTTATCCATATGCTATGGCTGAGAAGAGGGCAATAGATCGTGCCATCTTAAAGTTAATAGGGTTACACGGATTCATTTATTCTGAAGATGAATTAGATGTTAAACAAACTTCTAATACAAAAGTAGGATCAAGTGATGATGAAGTCTTAGAGAAATTTCAATCTGAAATTAAAAACTCTAAAACATCTAAGGGATTAAAAGGTTATGGTCAGATGTATAAAGTACATATGGCTAAAGCTAAACAATCCTCACACGCAATTTATTTACATACGAAAACTTTGTATGAAAATAAACTTAAAGAACTAAATGGAGGAAACCATACCAATGTATAATTCAATAACTATTATTGGAAATCTTGGTCGTGATCCTGAAATTAGGGAAACACAAAAGGGTAGCCAGTTTGCTACCCTTAGTGTTGCTACTAACAGGATGGTCCAAGGAGAAAGAGAAACCGATTGGCATAAGGTAGTTGTTTGGGATACCAAAATTACCGAAGTGTTACAAAAGTATACCCATAAGGGCAGCAAGGTTTTGTTGCGAGGAAGATTGACATATAAAAAATGGACAAACAAGGAGGGAGTAGAAGTTACTACAGCAGAAATTCATTTGGATAGATTCGATAGCCAAATGAAATTGATGGATAGTAGAAAGGATGGCGAGAATGAACTAGCTACACAAGAGGGAGCTAGTTTAGGCGAGCAAGATGGAGAGGAGAAACCACCGTTTTAATGACAAAAAACGAATTAAAGGTTTACAATTTCATCAAGGGATTCATTATCGTTAATAAAATTAGTCCCAGCTATTCTGAAATAACTAAAGGATGTAAATTCTCCTCAAGATCACAATCTTGGGGAGCAGTACAAAGATTAGTTAAGAAAGATTATCTCAAAAATGTTGGAAGTAATGGAGATGCAAGACGCATTATTATTCATAGAGATTATGAGAAAGGAGGTAGAAAAATTGTTAGAAAACCAAAACCAAGTTAGTACAGATGCAAGAGTTGTTGCTGAAAAGATTGTAGAAGCAAAACAAAACAAACCATCTGACTTAGTAAACAGGTTAGCATATTATATTCAGAAAACTTATGATGCTTTTCCTATGGTTAAAAGGGAAGATTACGCTTTGTTATTAAAAGATCACAAAGAGTATATTCCTGATGACTAATAAAAGCAAAAGAAAAGGTTATAAAGCTGAACATAATTTAGTAAAATACTTTAAACATAAAGGTCTGTCTGCAAGACGACAGCCGATGAGTGGAGCATTGTCTGATTTTCCACACGATATACAAATCAATAATCCCAGTGTGAATATAGAGGTTAAATCACGCAAGGGCGGTACAGGATTCAAGACTTTGAAGCGATGGAAACAAGGAGCAACAGCATTAGCATTACACGAAGACCACGAATACCTAGGAAAAAATTTAATTTGCGTTGATTTAGATTTTTTTATAGATTTACTTTTAAATCATAACGAGTATAGGGTCCCGTATGATTTGGAAATTAAGGAGAAGCTTAAACACAAAGATCGCTAGGTATGTTGCATTCTTTTTATCAATTATTAGTATCTTTGTATTAACTTCTTTTAAATATAACTTGTTTCAAGCTTTAGGATGGTCGCTTGGTGTTATCGCTTGTCTGATGTGGGCGTACTGGGGTTGGCAAGATCGTAACCAAGAGGGGTACGGAAGATTCCTAATGGAAATAGTATCAGTTTTCTTAGGAGTATGGGGTGTAATAAATTGGTATGGTTAGGTCTTATGGATATAAACATATCACAAAAACTAGGAAGAAACGTAAAGGTAGACATTCTAAACGTGCAAATCCAAAACATAAAAAGGTTAAACGTAGATATAGGGGACAAGGAAGATGAATAATTTTCCATATGAAACACAACTGATGCTAATGTTTATCTTTATTGTCCTATATATAACTATTAAAATGGTATTCGTATAATGAATATATTATTCCTAGTATTAGGATTACTAACATCTAGTACAAGTTTTGAAGTAGCAAAGATTCCTATTGGTATGGCTTTAAAGGAAGCAACTTGTGAAAAAGCATTTATTAAACATACCACTTGGATTGAGAATCCAAACTATCAAGATGGAAATGGTCAACTTTGGGGACACTATAAACATAAAGGAAAGGTAGTTTTCTTTCATTACTGTCAAGATTCATTTGGAAAATATGTAAGATAAAATCCGAGGTGTGTACGGATTAGGTATCTTTTTCTATTACAGGTTTTATTGGCTTTTGAACACACCAGTATTTAATTAAAGTACCAGTTGCATTAACATAATCAGGACCAAGATTCTCAAAGGTTTTAACTGAAGTCATACTACCCATCATAGCACAGCTATACCAATCATCGAATACAACCTTGTGTTCCAAGGGTGGATTGCAAGTGTTCATAGCAAGCGAGCAGATTTGTAAAGTAAGTATAAATTTCAACATCAACTATCATAAGTAGAAACTAAATATGACAGATTGAGCTGTAGATTAGCATTACAGATTATGTAGTACAACTCCTAGGATAGCTATCATTCGTTAAAATTGAGCCATCTATGAGCCATTAAACGCTATAAATTGGTAAGGATTAGAATGATAACTACTACACCTATAGCAATAGCAATCTTCTTCTTCTTGGGGCTTAATCCTTGCCACATTTGTTTCATCATTTCCATTGTTTTTACCTATAGTATTATTTCCGTTTAATCAAGTCAGTTGCTTTCAGCCCATAAACGCTGGCTATTACGCCTACGAATATTGTTTGGTACCAAAAAGGAAGATCAGAAAAATATTCGAAAAATAATTTCATCTTATCCATAGCAGCAGGATCGTCTGAATAGACTGCTATTGACAACATTAAAATGGGCAAACTTAAAAGGACCAAAATAAATTCGTCTTTCCAGTCTGACTGTCTTGCCTCTAATAATTTGCCTGAGTATTCTAATTGTCCTGTACTCATCTTTTCTGCGTGTTTTAATTGAGCATCACTCATCAACATTTTAGTTCGCTGACGATTTTTAAAAATATGTCCGCCTACCTGTGCTACTAATTTAATTGCAGTAAAGATTGGAAACGCCATTAGTCTTCCCTCATAATTTGAGCAAGAGATTCACATCGTTTAGGAGTTTGCTTATGCCAGTTGCTATCTAACATTTCTAGTGATGCTGTTTGGTAGTCTTCTTTCTTTAATGCTTGCCACATTTTAGCAAATTTAGAAACTCTATTGCCTAATTGAAAACACATTTCGATAATGACTTCTTTGGAGTTTTGTTTGAGAGGTATATCTCCTATCATTTTCATAGCCAAACCATTAGCATTAGCGAAATCTTCATCAAAGATTCCACCTAAAAATTCTTCAGTATATTTTTTATTATTTTCCCAATGGTCTTCAACGCATAGGTGTCCATATCCTACGGTTCTTTTACCGAGAGAATCATTATATACTTCATTAACAAATCCCTCGTGCTTTTTAATTCTATCTTTTAACGCATCCATTAATCATCCATCCTAGAAATACTTATAATATGCTTATCTTTTACCACAGCATTAGCTTTTATACACTGATAAATTGCAGAGCCACTTCTTTCAGCAACCCTTTTCATCTTTAAACAAGTACTCATTTTTTGGTCAGGAACATATAAGTGTTCTTTTAAAATAGGCGGATCGCCTAACCACATTAATAAAGCTATTACAATTTCCATTATTGGTTGTGTCCATTAGCAAAATCTCTTTGCTTATCCTTTAGTTTTTCTACATCAGATTGTAGCTTTTCAACAGCTTTATTTAATGCCATAATATTAACTTCATTGTGTAACATACCATCTACTCGTTCTTGAAGTTTATCCATTTGTTTATATAATTCCTCGATAAGCATAAACTGTTCACTATCGGCAGGTAAAGAGCCAAGTAATCCTCTCGGCCATTTTATTCTAAACTCAGTATTAAGTTCCGAATCCTTTCCCATAATTTCTAGTTTAGTTGAATGCTGATTTAATTTCTCTTGGATTTGAAAGAAGCCAAATGTGCCAAGTGCAACCATTACGATCAAAGAGATCACGGTCTTCATTGGCATTTGTACCGATTGGTCAGGTCCGAGTTTCATATGGGTTGTACCCTATTCTAAAACTGCATCTCTTACTAATGCTTTATAAGGTTTGCGGTTATATTTGGTTTTGTCTTTGAATCGCTTATGTTTGAATTGAGGCAGAACCTTGGCAATAGGGTTAGTTTTTATCCGAAAGGGTTTCGGATTAATCATCGTCTTCCTTGGGGCGTACCTTGCCAAAAATAATTTTGTAATTAAATTTAACACTCTCATCCATCTTTTCGCTTAATGGTTTGCCTGATACACCAATAGAATGTCTAGTATTTTCACAAGCACTCAGGACTAAAGTGAGGAATAAAAAAATAATTAAATATCTCATCATTCATTCTCCACCTTTTTCTTTTTCTTATTCTTATTCTTCTTCTTATTCTTCTTTATTTCTTCTTTAATAACCTTTTTGTTTTGCTTCTTCTTTAGCTGCTTAAGTTTTTGTTTAACAAAATTTGTATTCTTCTTTATCTGTTTGGATAAAACGATTTGTCCTTGTTGAAGTTTAAAGACTTGTTCTTTCATTCCCCAAGTTTCGTGGAGATTCCATCCGACTAATGCAATCAAGGCAGCAAGAGCCATTCCAATTATTTTATCTTTAAGGTCCATTACTGACAGCTTTCACATTCATTAGTATCATCTACCACGATTCCAGCATTACTTTCATTTTCATAAGTTGAATCTTCTGCTTTACTACTACAATTACAAGCTGTGCAAGCACATACTCCATACATATCTGAATGCTCTTTTAAAGAACAATGACAGATACAATTACAATTATTACATTTACTCATTAGTGTAGGGTAGGTTTAGGAAAATTTCTAGGTTCGAATTCATAGGAATGAATATCCTGCATAAATCTTTCTGCATCTCTTGAGTTAAGAAATCCAGTAGCAGTAATAGTAATCTTAAACATACCATTACCTAATTCTTTTATTTCATAACTATAAGGTACTCGATAATCTTCCATTATAAAAATCCTTTTATCTTAATCAGACCGAGTATACCAACAATAATAGCTCCAATCCATACTATAACTTTCAAGCCACCCCTCCCCATAGCCACTTGTTCCTTAAGTTTTACAATATCTTTGGAGTTTTGCTCTACGTCTTTATGAATATGACCTAGTTTCTCTTGAATATGTTTAAGAGTAATACGAGTTATAGAGTTTTTATGTTTCCTCATATAACTTCTATATCAAACTTAATAGATTATATAAATGATTTATTATTTAAAAGGTGATCCACCAAACCACATCACTAAA